TATTCAACAGATGCTAGTGGTTTATATACTATTTCATTTGATGTTAGAGAGGTTATAACCTAATGCCTAGAAGTTTATCAACTGCTTTACAAACACAAGTATCATCAACTGCAACTAAGACAGCTTTTTTAGTTGAACTTAATTTATCGTCAACAATTAGACTTACTGACTATTATACTGATGTTGTATTTGATTCAAATACTTATACTGCTGGTGGTTCTTTTTTGACAGTTGATTCAACTACGGAAACAGGACAATTACAAGTAGATGAAGTAAATATTGCTTTTTCTAATATTACAGATCAAGTTAGGTCATTAGTACAAAATGGGGAGTTTACAGATAAAGAAATAGAAATACATTTGGCTTACTTTGATAATAATGAATCAGTAGTAGGTGCAATAAATTATTTTACAGGCCAAGTAAGAAATGTATCAATAAAAGAAAATATAGATGATTCTACATTGACATTAGTTGTAGCTTCACATTGGGCAAATTGGAATTTAACTAAAGGCAGACATTTTTCTGATGAATCACAACAAAATTTTAGTAGTGGTGATAAAGGTATGGAGTTTGCTACACAAGTTAAAGAAGATGTTAGGTGGGGACAATAATGGGAATCCTTAGTGGTATAAAATGGTTTGTTGGTGTTGTAAAAGCATCAAAAGCGTTTAAGGCTATAAAAATCATAGGAACAATAGTAACACTTGCAGTTGGTGTAAAGGGTTTTTTACAAGCAAGACAAATGTTGGCAAAAGGTCAAGACATACTTGCAAACAAAACATCTGCTGGTGGCAAGTTGCCAGTTATATTTGGTACTCGTAGAGTTGGAGCACAAATTATTTACATGGACACTAACGCTAATGATTCAAGAGATTTATATGTTGTTTATGCTTTATCAGTTGGAGAATGTGAAGAAATACTTGGAAAAACAATAGAATTAGATGGCAACCCTCTTTCTGATTCTGCTAGGTTTAGAGATGGTGGTTATATAGGTTCAGATAAAATTAGTTCAGGAGCAGGTTCTTTAAATACTGTTTCACAAAATGGAACAGGTATAGATGCAGGAGCAGGTGGGTTTGGAACTTCACCCACATCTAAGTATAGATATGTGTTTAACTTACATCATGGAGCAGCTACACAAACTGCTGATCCTATGCTTGTTGCATCTATGTCTAACTGGACTACAGCACATAAACTTAATGGTGTTTGTTATATAGCAGCACACTTTGGTTATGATAAAGATGGAATATGGTCAGGCGTACCACAATTAACAGTTCAAGTAAAAGGTAAAAAGGTTTTTGATCCTAGAGATTCAGGGCAAACATTTGGAACAGTATCAACTTATGAATGGTCTGATAATCCTGCTTTATGCTTTTTAGATTACATTACAAATACAGAATATGGTAAGGGTTTACCTATTGCAAAAATAAATACATCTACTTTTGAAAGTGCTGCTAATACTGCTGATACTTTAGTAGATCAAGAATTTTTTAATGGTTCAGCAAAAGCTATAACATGGAGTGGTAGTAATGGTAATGATTTTATTAGTGTTTTAGGAGCAAATGCTAATAGAGATTGGTTTCAAAATAAAATAGGTGAACAAATAACATTAGTTAATTCATCAGGAACTACTATTCTAAATGCTAAAAATATTAAAGATGTTAGAAGGGATAAATTTTTTGATTCTACTGAAGATTATAGAGTTTATGTTGATGATACATTAGGTGCTAATTATTCATCAAATACAGGAACTTATTTATTAAAAGTAAAAAGATTTCATTGTAACGGATATTTAGATTGTAATAAGTCAGTAATGGACAATGCAAAAGAATTACTTGCAAATATGCGAGGTATATTTCTTTATGTTGATGGAAAATATGAATTACAAATAGAAGATACAGGTTCTTCTACATTTAGTATTACAGACGATCATGTAATTGCAGATGCAGGTATAACAGTTGATTATGGAAATAAGGATCAAAGAGCAAACAAAGTTGTAATAGAGTTTTTTAATGCTAATAAAAAATATGAGCTTGATACTGCAACTATATTACATTCTGCTACTACTGATGCAAATGATTTTACATCTGATGATGGTGGAGAAGAATTAGAAGTAAAAGCAGAATTTCCTTATGTAACTGATCCATATATTGCACATAATATGGGTAAAGCTATTTTAACTAGAAGTAGAAATCAAACCACTATACAGTTTTTAGGAACGCCTGAAATGTATAAACTTAATGTTGGCGACATCGTTAGTTTTACTTACGCAGGTTTGGGTTTTAGTAGTAAGGTATGTAGAGTTGAAGCATTAGAGCTTCAATCAGATGGTTTAGTATCTGTAAGTCTAATAGAATATTTTGATGTATATACTTGGGAAGTACCACCACAAGAACCTTTAGAAGAACTTGCAAACTTACCATCTGCTTATGCTGTAAAACCACCAACAGGTCTAGCATTTACTGATACTGATTCTAGTTCAACAGGTAGACCTTTTTTATCTTGGAATGAACCAACTGATTTTCCTAATTATCAATATAGAGTAAATGTTGTAGATTCATCAGGTAATCAAGTTGTAAATAAAATAGTAGATGTTGAGAATTGCGATTTAATATTTATTCCTAAAGACACAAACTATGTAGCAAGTGTAAGCTCATTAAATCCTTTAGGTTCAGAATCATCACCAGCAACACTTACATTTAGCATAGGAGATGAACCAGTAGTAACTAATGATGTCAAAGATTCTGCTGTAACAACAGTTAAGGTTAATGATCTTGCAATTACTGAAGGTAAATTAGCTAATTTAAGTGTTACAAATGCAAAAATTAATGATCTAAGTGCTGATAAAATTAATGCAGGTACTATAGCTACAGCTAGACTTAATGTTTCAGATATTATAAGTACAGGTAATATTATTGTGCAAAATGATAATATTTCTGATCTAACTAATGATTCTGCTTTTATTAATGCTGGTCAAGTTAATTCTAATGTAACAGCTATAAGTGGTGGTGCAATAACAACTGGTACTGTTGCAGCAGCTAGAATAGATGTATCAGGTGTTATAAGTGCTGGTGGTATTATTGTCAGTTCTAATCTTACAGATGGTTCAACTTCTATATCAGGTAGCAATATTAATACTGGTACTATAAATGCAAACAGATTAAAGATTGATGATGTTACGATAGATACAGATGGAAGTGGTAATTTAATAATTAAATCAGGTGGTGTTGATACAACTCAAATTGCAGATGATGCTGTTACTGATGCAAAAGTTTCTAATTTAAGTGCAAACAGTATTACATCTGATACTTTAGATTCTGCAAGAATTAATGTTGATACTTTAAATGTAAAACACTTTGGAAATGTTCAAGCAGATATATTGGCACATGATGGAGTAGCAGTACCCTTATCAGTCTTTGGAAGTAATTTTCAAAGAGGTTCTACAGATTTTACTAGTAACACAAATACTGTAGGAACTTATTGCGATATTAATATTGATGATGTAAGAAATAATGCGAAGTATCAAGCAATATGGACTGGTGTTTATGGAGATTGCACAAATGGTATTTTAGAGTATAGCGTAAATAATGGCGTATCTTATGTACAAGCTCAAGGTGGTATTCAAAATGTAGAAATGGATGCAGGTACTTTTAGAACTTATACATTTGTTTACAATGGCACTATAACAGGATTACCAACTACAGGATCAAATACTAGATTAGTTAAATGGCGTATAAGATGGGTTACAAAACTAAATTCAACTTATCAATCACTATATGTTTTTATAGATAATACTCAATAATGAACTTTTTTATATTACAAAATTTTAACTAAAAGACTACAATAGAAACGAGGACAAAATATGGCACAACACGATTACAACATAGCCAACCAAACAGGTGCTAATTTTAGAGCAGACTTAAATAATGCTTTATCTGCTATTGCAACAAATAATAGTGGAGATAACGAACCATCTACTACATTTGCTTACGAGTGGTGGATTGACACTACAAACGATGTTCTTAAATTAAGAAACTCAGCAAATAACGCTTGGATTACAATGCCATTTAGCATTACTGCTGATAACACAATAGATATAAATGCTGGTACTGTTAATGGTATTACTTCATTTAGTTTTAGTTCAGGTGCTACAGTTACCTCTATATTAGATGAAGATAATTTAAGTAGTGATTCTGCAACAGCATTAGCAACACAACAATCAATAAAAGCGTATGTAGATAGCCAAGTTACAGCACAAGACTTAGATATAAGTGATGGTTCATCAACGATTTCTATTGATCTTGATTCTGAAACTTTATCACTATTAGGTGGTACTGGTGTTACATCAGCAGCTTCAGGAAATGGTGTTACTTTTTCTATTGGTCAATCAGTAGGTACTTCAGACAATGTTGTATTTAATCAAGTAACAGGTGCATTAGTTGGTAATGCTTCTACTGCTACTGCTTTGGCTACAGCAAGAACAATAGGTGGTACAAGTTTTGATGGTACAGCTAATATTGCAGTTAATTTATCTGCAACTGCTACAGCTTTAGCAACTCCAAGAACTATATCAGGTGTTAGTTTTGATGGAACTGCAAATATAACTTTAGATACAGATGATATTGGTGAGGGATCAAGTAATTTATATTATACAGATGCTAGGGTACAAGCTATATCTATAAATAATGTTGTAGAAGATACAACTCCACAACTAGGGGGTAATCTTGATGTAAATGGTCAAGATATTGTTAGTGTTTCTAATGGCAACATAACACTTACTCCTGATGGAACTGGCGTAGTCAGAATTGACGGAAGTACAGGTGTTGATATACAACAGGGATCAATAAAAATTAAAAATGGTGGCACACAATCATACATTGATTTTTATTGTGAAGTATCAAATGCACATTATTTAAGACTACAAGCACCTGCTCATGCAACATTTAGTGGTAATCCGACTGTTACTTTACCAAATACAGCAGGAACTATAGCATTAACAAGCAGTAATATTACTGGTAATTCTGCAACAGCTTCTTCTTTAGAAACAGCAAGGGCAATAGCTTTAGCTGGTGATGTAGTTGGTACTGCTAATTTTGATGGTTCAGCAGGAATTTCTATTACAACTGCAATACAACCAAACAGCGTAGCTCTTGCAACAGACACTACTGGTAATTATGTTGCAGGTATAAGTGGTACAACAAATGAAATAGAAGTTTCAGGTTCAGGTAGTGAAAACGCAACAGTAACTATTGGCTTACCTGATGATGTAACAGTATCTAATGATTTGATAGTTTCAGGTAATTTGACTGTTACTGGCTCAACAACACAAACTGGTTCTGTTATTACAGATTCAAACTTTCAAGGATTTACAGATAATAATACTGGTAATCTTACTGATTTTGGTTTTTATGGTAAATATGTTGAATCAACTACAACAAAATATGCTGGACTATTTTATGATGCTTCAACTGATAATACATTTAGATTATTTACAGACACACAAACAAAACCATCAACAACAGTAAATACTGGTGCAACAGGATATACAGTTGCTGGATTAGTAGCTAATTTGACAGGTAATGTTACAGGTAATGTTACAGGTAATATTACAGGTGATCTTACAGGTAATGTTACAGGTGATCTTACAGGTAATGCTGATACAGCTACAGCACTTGCTAATGGTAGAACTATTGCATTATCAGGTGATGTAACTGCTTCAGGTGTTAGTTTTGATGGTACAGGTAATATTACTTTATCTACAACTATTGCATCAAATAGTGTTGCTTTAGGAAGTGATACAACTGGTAATTATGTATCAACAATAGCAGGTACGACAAATGAAATAGAAGTATCAGGATCAGGAAGTGAAACTGCAACAGTAACAATAGGACTACCTAATGATGTAACTATTGCAGGAAATCTTACAGTAAATGGTACAACCACAACAGTCAATTCAGATACTTTAGCTGTAACTGATCCATTAATTAAATTAGCAAAATCTAATAGTGGTGCTGATTCATTAGACATAGGTTTTTACGGATTGTATGACACTTCAGGCTCACAAGACTTATATGCAGGTTTATTTAGAGATGCTAATGATTCAGGTAAGTTTAAATTATTTAAAGACTTACAAGTAGAGCCTACAACGACAGTAAATACATCAGGAACAGGATATGCAGTTGGCACTCTAGTATCTAACTTAGAGGGTAATGTTACAGGAAATGTAACAGGACAAGTTTCTACATTATCTAACCACGATACAGATAATTTATCAGAAGGCTCAAGCAATCTTTATTTTACTAATGCAAGAGCAGACACTAGAATAAATTTACAAACAGGTGCTAATTTAGATTTAAGTTCTAAATCTACATCTAATTTATCTGAAGGTACTAACCTTTATTATACTGATGCTAGATTTGACACAAGACTAGGCACAAAGACTACAGACAATCTTACTGAAGGTTCTAGCAACCTTTATATGACAACTGAAAGAGTGCAAGATATTGTTGGTGGTATGGTTTCAGGTAATACAGAAACAGGTATTACAGTTACTTACGATGATTCAGATGGTACATTAGATTTTGTTGTTGGTACTCTTAACCAAGATACAACAGGAAATGCAGCTACAGCTACAGCATTAGAAACAGCTAGAACTATTGGTGGCGTATCTTTTGATGGTACAGGTAATATAGATTTAGCTGGTGTTAATACAGCAGGTAATCAAAATACAAGTGGTAATGCTGCAACAGCTACAGCATTAGCTACAGCAAGAACTATAGGTGGAGTTTCCTTTGATGGTACTGCAAATATTGATCTTGCTGGTGTAAATTCTACAGGTAATCAAGATACTTCAGGTAATGCTGCAACAGCAACTACATTAGCAACTGCAAGAACTATAGGTGGTACTTCTTTTGATGGAAGTGCAAATATAGCAGTAGCACTAGCAAGTACTGCTACTACATTAGCTACTGCAAGAACAATCAATGGTGTTAGCTTCGATGGTAGTGCAAACATTACAACTCTTACAGCAGGAACAGGCGTATCAGTATCAGGAACAGCAGTATCTATAGGACAAGCTGTAGAAACATCAGATTCACCAACATTTACAAATTTAACTCTAAATGGAACTGATAGTATAAAAGTTCCAGCAGGTACTACAGCACAAAGAAACGGATCACCAGCAGCAGGGATGCTAAGATATAACTCAACAACTGGTGAGTTTGAAGGCTACACTAATGCTTGGGGTGCTATTGGTGGTGGTAGTGGATCATTTAGTACAAATATATTTTCAGGTGATGGAAGTGATACAACATTTACATTATCAGCAGCACCAAGTAATGAAAATAATCTTTTAGTTTTTGTTGATGGTGTATTTCAAGCACACAATGTTTATTCTGTATCTGGCACGACATTAACTTTTGCAACAGCACCAGCAAACGGCAGAGTAATTACAGTTTATAATGCTGAAGAAGTATCAATAGGAACGCCTAGTGATAATTCTGTATCTACAGTTAAATTACAAGATGATAGTGTTACATCTGCAAAACTAGATACTAATATAGATATTGCAGGTACATTAGGTGTAACAGGCGAAGTTACTCTAGCTACACATTTAAACATGGGTGATAGCGATAAGTTAAAAATAGGTACAGGTGGAGATTTAGAGATTTATCACGATGGCAGTAATAGTTATATTGACGAAGCAGGTACAGGTCATTTATTTATTAGGAGTAATGGAGATGGTATTTATTTACGTAGCAGTACAGATGAAGAAATTGCACATTTTAACGTAAATGGTTCTGTAAAATCTTATTACGATAACGCACTAAGACTAGAAACAACTTCAACAGGCATAACTGTAATAGGTGCAGTTGAAACTAATGGTGCAAGAATTTTAGTACAAAGAGCAGATGATGATTCATCAGTAGCTTTTGCTAATAACTCAAGTGGCACTCCATCAAGTCATGTATGGGCTGCTGGTTTAGATTATTCTAATTCTAATGCTTTTTCTATAGCTTATGCTAATAATGGATTTCCTTCTTTAAGTGCTAGTTCAAAGTTAGTGATAGATACTTCAGGAAATGTTGGAATTGGTAGTACTACTGCATACTCTAACTATAACACTCTTACAATAGGACAAGGTGGAGTAGGTAGTATATTACAATTAGATGGTTCTACTTCAGGACATTATCATTTAGTTCAAAATAATAACGGAGCTATGATTATTAGTGCTGACCAAGGCAACGCTGTAGGTTCAACAACAATGAACTTTTTAACTGATGGCACAGAAAGAATGCGTATTGATAATTCAGGAAACTTGTTAGTGGGTAAAACTTCTCCAAGTTTAGAAGCAGATGGACATTGGTTTAGAGCTAATGGAGAAAGTTTCCATACAATCGTTAATACTGATAATACTTTACATATTTATGATACTACCAATAATACTTATAGATTTTATGTTAGTG